AAGGCAAAGCAAAAGTACGTCCCGGTAAAGGTGGTAAGAGTCGTCTTGTAGAAACAGGTGAATTTGCACCAGCTAGACAAGATGTAGCAGATCGTATGGGACTTACTGCTAGAGGCGTACCACCCACTGAAAAAGAAATTATGGATATGGGTGGTTTTGAAATACGTAAGTTAGGTGGTAAAGTAAAACGTAATGTAGGTGGTAAAGTTCGTGGTGTAGGTCAAGCCATGAAAGGTTTTGGTAAAGCTACTTATTCAGACAAAATGTTTTGATGGCTGGAAGTATTAATAATAGTAAAATAAACTATGATATAGTTAAACCTAATCGTGAAGACTATACAGACTTTAAAATATATTGGGCTGACTTATGTTACTACTTAATTCAAAAATATAAAGATACTTATGTAAAGATATAATATGGCTGTACGTAAACGAAAAAGAAAAGGGACAGGTATGAAAGGACTGACCATTAAAGGTGGTCATAAACGTCCTACTAAAACTGGTGCAGGTATGACTGCTAAAGGTGTAGCTGCATATAGACGTAAGAATCCCGGTTCTAAATTACAAACAGCCGTAACAGAAGCAAAACCTAGAACAGCAAAAAGAGCAGCAAGGCGAAAGTCTTTCTGTGCAAGATCAGCGGGGCAAATGAAAAAGTTTCCAAAAGCAGCTAAGAATCCTAATAGCCGCTTGAGACAAGCACGTAGAAGATGGAGATGCTAAAATCAAATGTCCTACTTAATATCAAACATCCCTCATTTTAAATGTTGGGTGCGTAAAGAGTTTACAACTAATCATGAAGAATATCAAGGAGAATACTTACACGCTTTAGCTTTTGCAGTTAATACTATACCAGATAGATCACTAAGTTTTCAAGTAGTATTTACTGGATGTGATGAAGAAGAAAATGTACACGGTGGAGCTATGTGGGCTAGGATGCCAATAGCTGCATTAGTGGCAGATACAGAGTTAGATGAATGGCCTGAGTTAATGCCTACACATTTTGCCCAACCTTGGGACTGCTCTGCTAGAAATCATAGTGTAATAGTTATGGATAGAATATCTTCTAGTCCGTGGCTTTGTAAAATAAATGGAGAGTTTTATACAGGTCGTTATATGTTTACAGTAGATTATACAGACAGTTATATTTCTGATGATCCAGCACAACATAAACAATCACATGTATTAGAACTTATAGATGCAGATGAATTTACAGGTAACATTGTGGCGTTACCTAATAATAGAGTAAGAGTAACTAATCCTGCTTTATGGGTTACTGGAGAAGGAGCACCAGATTTTACACCAAGTCAATATGTACATTCAGCAGAGATAGATAATAGTTATATGAATCCTAATATTACTTTTAACAACTTATATGCAGAGGAGTGTGATCCAGATGATGAAAAGAACGAAGATGAAGTCTAAAGGTGGAACAGTAAGACGCATGGGTGGCGGTAAAGCTACTAAGTATAAGTCTAGAGGTGGTGCTTTGAGAAGAATGGGTGGTGGTAAAGCTACTAAATATCGCTCTCGTGGTGGCACAGTAAGACGCATGGGTGGCGGTAAAGCTACTAAGTATCGTTCTCGTGGTGGTCGTGCTAGGTAATGGCTGACCCTAAAAAAGGAACAGGTAAAAAGCCAAAAGGATCTGGACGCAGACTTTATACTGATGAAAATCCAAAAGATACAGTTAGTATAAAGTTTGCTACTCCAGCAGATGCAAGAGCTACTGTGGCTAAAGTTAAACGAATTAAAAAACCATATGCACGTAAAATACAAATACTTACAGTTATGGAACAACGTGCAAAAGTAATGGGTAAGAATGAAGTTGTACGAATAGCTAAACAAGCAAAGAAGGTATTAAAAGATGGCAATCAAAAAAGCAAAGCCAAAAACAAAAAGAAAAAAAGGATCGCCTAGACCGCTTAATCCTAAACTTTATGCACAGGTAAAAGCAGAAACTAAGCGTAAGTTCAAGGTATATCCAAGCGCATATGCAAACGCATATTTAGTACGTACCTATAAGAAACGTGGTGGTAAGTACGCATGAGCTTAAAAGATTGGTTTGGAAAAGGCCCAAAGGGTGATTGGGTTGATATTGGTGCTCCAAAGAAAAAGGGCAAGTTCCAAGCCTGTGGTCGTAAGTCTACTAAAACTAGCAAGAGGAAATATCCAAAATGCGTACCAAGAGCCACTGCGAAGCGCATGACCAAAGGTCAGATCAAAAGTGCTGTTGCAAGGAAGAGAGCAAAGGCACAAGGAGTAGGAGGCAAGCCTACGATGGTCAGGACTTTCAAGAAGAGAAAGAAAGCCGTAAGAAGAAGGACTAAGAAGTAATGGCAGTTTCAGGAACATATAACTTTAATCTAGATATAGATGAAGTTATTCAAGAAGCTACAGAGATGATTGGTGGTGAAAATACACTAGGTCATGAACCAGCATCTGCTAGACGCTCTATTAATCTTATGCTTAAAGATTGGCAGAATCGTGGTGTGATGCTTTGGAGTACATCTGTTTCTTCTTTAACTGTAACAGCAAGCACTGCTACATATTCATTAGATAGTTCTACCGTAGATGCTCTTGAAGTTGTTATTAATAGAGATGATACAGATTTACAACTAGAAAGAATTAGCTCAGAAGAATATTTACTTATACCAAATAAAACACAAAAAGGCAGACCTAATCAATATTCTATTCGTAGAGAAAGAGATAATCCTGTTTTACGTGTGTGGCCTCTACCAGATAACTCAACTGATGTTCTTAAATTAGAATTAGTAAAAGAATTACAAGATGTAAATAAATCAGCAGTACAAAATGCTGATGTACCTAAAAGATTTTTACCATGTTTAACAATGGGACTTTCTTATTATATGTCAATAAAACGTCCCGGTGTTCCAGCAGATAGAATACAATTTTTAAAACTTAATTATGAAGAACTTCTTGCAAGAGCTATGCAGGAAGATAGACAAAGAGCCTCTATGCATGTGGTTCCAAGGTTAGGATACATATAATGGCAAGTACTAAAAATGCTTTAGCTATGTGTGACATTTGTGGGTTTGTTTATCCACATCGTCAAATGAGATTAAATAGCTATGGTATGCTAGTATGCCCAGAAGATTATGAAGGACAATACGATTTAAAAAATCATCCACAAAACAAAGTACCTGATGTTAGAGATAATCCTGCAATACTAAATCCAAGACCAGATAATACAGGTAGAAATTTAACATGGGATCAAGCAACAAGCACATATGATTCAACAGAAAAATTTTGGCAGCTAATATGACAGATTTAACAGGAAAACTTATTTCAAATACTTATAAACAGCTTATACTTGTAAGTTCTGCTGTTAGTAATGAAGGTGTAGACACATCTCTTAAACCTATACAAACAGGAGATGGCACTAATACAGCACTTAAAGTAGCAACTAATGCTGTACAAGTTAGTGGTGCTTTAGGAGTTACTGGTTCTGTTTCTCTTGATAATAATCTTCATGTAGATGACAGAGTATGTGCTTCTGCATTTTATGGAGACGGTTCAAATATAACAGGTGTTACTGCAACTATAGCAGGTAATATATCAGTTAGTAATGCTGTAGTGGGTGGTACACTACAAGTATCTAGTACTGCAACTATAGTGGGAGCTACACATTTAAAATCAACTGTTACGGTAGGTGGTGCAGCAAACTTTGGTTCTACAGTTACAGTAGAAGGTAAAGCTGTATTTAAAGATGATGTATCTGTATCAGGGGCAGCTAATTTTGGTAGCACAGTAACTGTAGAAGGCGAAGCTATATTCAATAATAATGTATCTGTAAGCGGTACATTTAATGTAGAAGGTGCAAGCACATTTACATCTAAAGCAACATTTGATAATGATGTATCAGTAAGTGGTAGATTAGATGTGGCTACTTCTGCTTCAGTTGGTGGCACATTTAGAGCTACAGGTAATGCAGGATTTAGTGGAGATACATCTGTTAGTGGTAATCTTAATGTAGGTGGCACTGTTACAATAGCTGGTACAAATATTCAAGCTACTAATGCTAGAGTCTGTGCTTCTGCATTTTATGGTGATGGATCTAATTTAACTAATGTGCAAGCAGAATTAGGTGTTACATCAAATATATCTGTTTCTGGATTTATAAATGCTGGAGGTGCAGTTTCTGTAAGTGGTACGTTTAATGCAGTAGGTTCTTCTACATTTAAAGATGATGTTTCAGTATCAGGTAATCTTAGAATTGGAGGAACTACCACAATAGCAGGAGCAGTTAGTTTAGCTTCTACTCTCAGTGTGGCAGGTGCATCTAATTTTGCAAGCACTGTTACAATAGCAGGAGCTACAAGTTTAGGATCAACTTTAGATGTAACTGGTAATACTTCTATAGGTGGTACTTTTTTAGCAACAGGTAAGGCTGAATTTAAAGACGATGTATCCGTATCAGGTAATGTTAATATTGGCGGCACTACTACTATTGCTGGTGCAGTTAGCCTAGCCTCTACATTAAGTGTGGGTGGTGCAACACATTTAGCATCTACTGTAACTGTAGCTGGAGCAGCTATATTTGAAGATAGTGTATCAGTTTCTGGAAACATAGATGTAGCAGGTAATGTTTCTGTAGGTGGTACATTATTTACTACAGGTAATATTACATTTGATGGTAATGTATCTGTTAGTGGTAATGTTAATATAGGTGGGACAACAACAATAGCTGGAGCTACAAGTCTTGGTTCTACTTTAAATGTAAATAGTAATACTTCCATAGGTGGTACATTAATTACTACTGGTAAAGCTGAGTTTGAAGATGATGTATCTGTTAGTGGTAATAGTAATTTTGGAGGAACAGTAACAGTAGCAGGTGCAGTAAGTCTTGCATCTACTTTAAGTGTAGGTGGTGCAGTACATTTAGGATCTACTGTAACTGTATCAAGTGCAGCTACTTTTAAAAATAATGTAAGTGTAGCTGGTGCTACAGATGTAGCAGGTAATGTTTCTATAGGTGGTACATTATTTACCACAGGTAATACCACATTTGATGGTAATGTATCTGTTAGTGGCAATGTTAATATAGGTGGAACAACAACAATAGGTGGTGCAGTTTCACTTGCTTCTACTTTAAATGTAAATAGTAACACATCTATAGGTGGCACTTTCTTAGCTACAGGCAAAGGAGAATTTGAAGATGACGTATCTGTTAGTGGGGCATTAATTGTAGGAGGTGCTACTCAACTTAATAGTACTGTCACTGTAGCAGGTGCAGCAATTTTTGAAGATGCTGTATCAGTAAGTGGTGCAGTTAATATAGCTGGTAACACATCTGTGGGCGGCACTTTCTTAGCTACAGGTAAAGCAGAGTTTGAAGGCGATGTATCAGTAAGTGGTAAAGTTCATATTAATGGAACAACTGGAACAGAGTTTTTAAATGTTGTTGGTGCAGTAGGTTCATCAGGAGCATCGTCAAACTTTAGTGCTGGGCCAGCAAGAACATTAGTTGATTTTACAGGTAGTCTGGGTAGGGTTGGCACAATTAATGGTACAGGTAGTGCAACACCCCTTACACTTTTAACTTCAAATACAGAGCGTATGCGTATTACTACAGGAGGTGATGTTGGAATAGGAACTGACTCACCAGATGTACCTCTTCATGTGAAAGGTGGAAGTAGTGTAGAATCAGCAATTATAATTGACAGTACAGGCGTTGGTGGTGGACACAAGTACGGTATTCGTCCCGGCTCGCCATCAGTTAGCAATGCACATTTTACTATACATGATGAAACTAATGATGCAACCAGACTAGTTATTACAGATGGTGGACTCGTGCTAATTAACACAACTGCGGCTGTTTCTGGTCAGCAGTTACGAGTTCATGGCAATAATGGCAGTGGGACAATAGGAATTGGAGCGGCTGCTAACTTTAACAGTCAAATACAATTTGGTGATCCAGATTCAAGTTCAAGTGGTCAAATTATATATGCTCACAATGGTGATCAGATGCGGTTTAATGTAAACGGATCTCAACGTGGGCTTATTGATTCTTCTNGACGACTTTTGATGCTAAAGACAGCGGCAGGATTGGCTAATAATGGCTTTGAAACACATCAAAATGCCGCTGGATTCATTGGTACAACAAGCACAAGCGCAGCACTTTATGTTAATAGAGAGGACTCTGATGGGACGCTTGTAGCTTTCAGGCAAGATAACAGTAATGAAGGCAGTATTATCGTGTCTGGCAGTACTGTAACTTACAATGGTGGTCACTTGGGGCGTTGGTCACAAACTGCTGATGGAAACCGCATTGATGGTTTACTTAAAGGCACTGTGATGACCAATCTTGATAAGATGGCTGTGTGGACTAAAGAAGATGGAACAACTAAAAATAACGAACAACTTAATTGCATGGCTGTATCTTCTGTAGAAGGTGACGTAAATGTAGCTGGTGTATTTATTAACTGGAACGAAGAAGAACTTTACGACGACCCCTACGGTAGTAGTCGTGTTAATGATATGAATGTTGCGATGACTGGCGACATGGTTATTCGTATTGCTAGTAGCACGACAGTGGCACGAGGTGACTTACTAATGAGTGCTGGTGACGGTACAGCCAAGCCACAGGGTGATGATATTGTTCGCAGCAAAACGATTGCGAAAGTTATTAGCACAAATGTTTCACATACTTATGATGATGGCTCATACCTTGTGCCATGTGTATTAATGGCTTGCTAAATTAAGGAGAAAAAAATGGCAGCAACGTGGTCAATAAATACTCTTGACTTTTACAAAAGTCATGGTGGTAAAACAAACGTAGTTTTTAATGTGCATTGGGTTTGTGCAGATAAAGATACAGATGGAAACACAGGACAATGCTATGGCACTATTGTTATTCCAACGGATGATCTGTCATCTTTTACCTCTTACTCAGATATTACAGAAACACAAGCAATAGGATGGGCAAAAGATGCTCTAGGTTCTGATGAAGTAACCTCAATAGAAACTAATGTAGCTAATCAGATTGCAGAAAAAGCAACTCCAAAACAAGGTTCTGGTATTCCTTGGTAAAATATGATATAATATTATAATAAATATTTATGGAGAATAAAGTGAACGATAACGCTATAAAAGCTGAAGAACCAAATGTTATACATATAAATGGCACTGATTATAAAGAAAATGATTTATCTGAACAACAACATTATTTTATTAATCAGATAAAAGACTTACAGCTAAAAGCAAATAATTTAAAGTTTCAACTAGATCAAGTGCAAGTAGCTCTTGATACTTTTACAAATGAACTTCTTAAATCTTTAGAAGGAAAATAAAATGTCTAGTACTTTTACTACTAACCTTAGACTTAATAAACAAGGTGATGGAGACAATCCTAATAGTTGGGGACAGGTTCTTAACGATGGTGTTATTAGTCTTGTTGATGATGCTGTAGCAGGTTATACAACTATAACAGTAGGAACTACTGCTAATGTTACATTAACTGAAAATCAAGGTAGTGGTGATCAGGCTCGTTCTGCTTTTCTTGAAATTCAAGGTAGTGTAGGTGGAACTCATAGTGCTATTAATATTCTTATACCATCTAATTCTAAAAGTTATGTAGTACGTAATGTTGTATCATACGCTTCTGCTGGTGCAGATGTTATATTAAAGGTAGCTGGACAAACTGGTGTAACCATATCTCCTGCTACAAATCAACATGTAATAACTGATGGAACAAATGTCTTTAATGTTGCTCCATCAGAATTTAGTTCTTTAACTGTTGGAGGAACTTTAGATGTAGGAGGTGCTGCTAATTTTAGTAGTACAGTAACAGTTGCAGGTGCAGTTAGTCTTGCTTCTACGTTAAGTGTAGCAGGTAATGCAACATTTTTATCTGATGTAACTGTTAAAGGAAATGTATTTGTAAGTTCTAAAGTATGTGCATCAGCATATTTTGGAGATGGTTCTAATCTAACTGGGATTGTAGCTATGCCTACAGGTGCAGTTATTCCCTTTGCTGGCACAGTTGCTCCAACTGGATTTTTATTTTGTTTTGGACAAACATTGAACAAATCAGATTACCCTGCTTTAGAATCTGTTATTGGTACTACGTATGGTGGTTCAGCAGGTAGTACTTTTGCATTACCTGACTTACGTGGTCGTGTTGTTGCTGGTAAAGATGATATGGGTGGGTCAAGTCAAAATAGATTAACTGGACAAACAGGTGGTGTTGATGGTGATACTCTTGGTGCTGCTGGTGGTTTAGAAACACATACACTAACTGAAGCACAACTTGCTTCACATACTCACCAAGCTCTTAATCCAGCAAGTAGTGGTGATGATAGTGGTGATAGATTTAATATAGTTAATACACAAACTGATGGCTCTCATGCTGGTGGTACTCAAACATATAGAACAAGTTCAGGAGGTAATCAAAATCTTATTAATACTACTGGTAGTGGTTCAGCACATAATAACGTACAGCCTACACTTATATTAACTTATATTATAAAGACTTAATATGGCAGAGTTAAAAACATTTAAACTGGCTCCGGGTTTCCACAGAGAGTCTACCCAATATGCAGAAGAGGGTAAATGGTTTGATGGAAACCGTGTTAGATTTCGTGAAGGCAAACCTGAGAATATGCGAGGCTACGAAACAAGAGCACAAGGAGCTAAGTTTGATGGATCAGCTAGAGCATTACTAGCATGGAAACCTGCTGATAATATTTCTACTGCAATATTTGGTACACCTGAAAAACTTTATGTTCATGAGGGTGATGAGTTATATGATGTAACACCTATAACAACAATAACTACTTTAACAAATTGTTTTGGTACAAATTCTGGTGAAGTTAGAGTTTGTTGTTCTGATTCAGGACATGGTAGAGCAGTTGGTGATTATGTTTTATTTACATCTTCAGCAGCATTTAATGCTGTAAGTTTACAAGGGAATACGTATCAAATTGTATCTATTGAAAGTNCAGATGTTTTTACAATTAATGTAACAACTGCTGCTAATGCAACTGGTAGTGATGTAGGAAGTGCAACATTTAATTATTATATACCAACAGGTAACTCTGTTGCAGCCGTAGGTTTAGGTTATAGTGCTGCTAGGTATCAAGCTACAGTATGTGCTTCACAAACAAGAGCATGGAATCAACCTGCATCAGCTAGTGCTAGTGGTTTGTTTTTAGATATATCACAATGGAGTTTTGATAACTGGGGTGATGATGTTGTAGCTAACAGAAAAGGTGGTGGATTATTTTACTATGATTCTGATGCAAGTACAGAACCAGTAAGAGCAACATCTGTTACAACATCACCTGTAAGTACAAACTCTATTATTGTATCTCCTAATGATAGACATCTTATCTGTCTTGGTACAAATAGATTTGAAGCTACGGCTACAGTTAGTGGTACGTTTGATCCCATGCTTGTTCGTTGGTCTGATCAAGATGATAGAAATGAATGGAATCCAACGGCTGCTACAGACTCTGGTGAAGTTGTATTAACAGATGGAACTAGAATAGTTGGTGCTGTTCGTGGAAGAAATGCTATTAATATTTGGACAGATAATGCTCTTTGGCTTATGCAATTTGTTGGTGGTAACTTTGTATTTAAGTTTCAACAAGTAGGAACTAACTGTGGACTTATAGGACAACATGCAGCCATAGATTATAACGGCACTACATATTGGATGGGTTATGATAATTTTTATGTCTATGCTGGTGCAGTTCAAGTTTTAGATTGTACGGTTCGTAGATTTATATTTGATGATCTTAATACATCTTATTATGATAAAGTTTACTGTGGTATTAATTCTGAATTTAGAGAAATAATATGGCTATATGTTTCTAATGGTAATACAGAATGTAATAAATATGTTATTTATAATCCAGAAGAAAAGTACTGGGTATACGGTGAAATGATATTTACTACATTTACTGATCGTAGTGTATTTGGAAATACTATAACAACTGGTGTGACTGCAACTGGAAATAATATTTATAACAATGAACCACCGGGTATATTTACAGGTAGTGACGAAACATTAACATCTTTTGTGGAGTCTGGTGATTTTGATATTAATGATGGTAATCAAGTTATGTTTATGAATAAAATTGTACCTGACTATGATTTATCAGGAGGACAGATTAAATTTAAAATCGTAACAAAAAAATATCCTGAAAGCACAGAACAGACTACAAAAGAGTTTGATATATTTAATAATACAGAAAAGATTGATATAAGAGCTAGAGGAAGGCAAGCTAAAATTAGGGTATCTTGTGGATCAAATAATGCTAGTTGGAGATGGGGATCAGTACGAATAGCATTACAAGGTGATGGTGAAAGATAATGGCAACATATCCTGTTTTACCTTTTGCACTAACAAATGAAGACTTGGTAGATATGTACAATCAAGTAAAAACATGGGGAGATGTTTTAATTCAAGAGTTAGATGCAAGAGATTTAGATATAGATAATGCGGCGGCAGCAACTGTATTTACTGTAACGACAGTAACTCAGATAGGTCGTCCACAAAAAGGTGACATAGCATACTCTGTAAGTTCAGGAAAATTTAAAGGGTATGTTAGTCTTGGTGCAGAAACTTCATGGCAGAATTTAAACTAATGAAAAAAAATTTAGCAGAGCATTTTAAATTAATTAATGAAAGTACTTTATTAAATAATATTAATACTGGACAAGCGATTGATCCTGAACGATATCGTCTTGATCAAAAACAAGAGTTTATGAAAATGAAAAAGTTAAACTACTCTAATATGATGAATGACTTTTTAAAAGGTAAGCAGCCATGAGTGAAAATATATTAGAAATATTAAAACTTAGTGGTTTAAATAAATTAGCAGAGAGTGCTAAAATTAGCACAGAAGAAATGCAACTAGCTTCTAATATAATTAATCCACCACCAGCACCAATGCCTCCTATGCCTCCAATGCCTATGGATCAACCTGTACCTTCTAACCAAAGACCTATGAATGTGCAGCCAGCAGATCCAGAAAGATTTGCTAAAATACAAAATATGATAAATGCTTTTGAAACACCATCTTCATATGATAATATACTAGCTGAGAGGATGCAACCTACTATGCAAGCAAAAGCTGGTACAGAGGGAATGGTTGTAAGTTTTGGTAGTGGTCCTGTTCCCGGCGAAGGACATGGTATGCAAGATAATGTTCAGATGCCTATAATAGAAAAAGGTGAACAGGTAGCAACTCTTGCTGTAAGTCCAGATGAATATATCGTAGATGCACATACAATGTCTGCTCTTGGTAATGGCAGTGCAGATGCAGGTGCAGATATTATGGATAAAGTAGTAAGAGAAATTAGACAAGAAGCATTTGGAACAACTAAACAACCCAAACAAATAAATGGACTAGCTTCATTAAAATCAGCGATAGGATAGTAAAATGAGCTTAATGGATTTTCTTTTTGGTAAACCAGAACGTACAACATCAACTCAAATAACAACAACACAACTCCCAGAAGAGATAAAGCCGGGAGCTAAATTAGTTGTAGATGACGCTATGCAACTTTATAAAGATAGAGTTGCAAGAGGTCCAGCAGATTTTGGTAAATCAACTATTGCTGATTTAGGTGAAGATGAATTAGCTGCAATAGCAGGATTAAAATCATTAGTAGGTGTTCAAGATCCATATATAGATCAATATGAAAAAGATATCGCTGCATATAAAGATTCTATAGGAGATATAGGTGTTGAATTTACGGCTGATACTGCTGAAAAATTTATGAGTCCATATTTAAGTGCTGTTTTAGATGTTCAAAAAAGACAAGCTCAAGAAGACTTTTTATCAAGAGTAATGCCTGAGTTTGANAAACAAGCCGTATCTGCTGGAGGTATGTCTGGTCTTGGTAGTCGTGCTGGTGTTCAAGCTTCATTACTTGGCGATGCTTTTAGTAGACAACTTGGAGATATTGAAGCTATTGGAAGAGAAAAAGCTTTTGCAGATGCGTATACTAAATTTAAAGAGGAAGGTGATCGTAGAAGAACAATAGCTGGAGATCTATTAGGTGCGTCAGGAATGGCAAGAGATATAGGAACAGATAGATTAGATTCAGGATTAGCTGAATATGGATTATTAAAAAGTATAGGAGAAGAAGATAGAGAATTTAGACAAGCAAAATTAGGAGAAGAATATGCTAGATTTTTAGAAGAAGATGAGTTTATTCCTACAGAACTTGCTAGACTTAGTGGCTTTGTAACAGGAAGTCCATTTACTAAAGCAGTAACAAAAACACAAATTGATAAAAAACCAAGCGCAACTCCAACACAACAAGTATTTGGTTTAGGTTTAGAGGGACTTAGAGATAGAAGGTCAAGACGACCAACTGGATTTGGGTTTTCTAATCAAGCTTTATTAGGAAATTTTGCTAGAGTAGCTGAAGGTGGACAAGTAGGTCGTAAGATGGGTGGTGGTTTAGCAGATGCTTTACCTCTAGTTAAAAGATCAATGGCAGGTAAAGCAGCTATACCCGGAGCTGGATTAGGACCAGAAGCTCTTTATAAAGGTCTGGGAGGTTTAGGTCTTTCACAAGAGCAACAGAATTTAGTTAAACTTAGAGGAACTCTAGAACAAAAAAGACAACAAGAAACTGCTAATGTAGCTCAAAAAACTATAGATAACTTTAAAGAACGGTCTTCTAAAGCTCTAGATAATATTAAAAAAAGAGATAAAAAGTTTTTAGAAGAGTTGGGTAAAATAAATAAAGATACACTAGATATTATTAATCCTGAAGCAGCTAAACAAATTATTGATCCTAAAGAGGCAGGAATAACTGCTGCTCAAAGTGCAGTGTTAGATGAGGATGCAGGTAGGTTTGGTGCAGTAGGTCTTCTTGCATTAACAATGTCTAAATACGCTGAAGGAAAATCAAAGGCAGAGCAAGATCAATATAAGTTAGTAAGAAAAGCTGCTCTTGATTCTGCTAAAATAAAAACAAAACAAGCAGAAGTACAAGATCTAAGACAGAAAGGACAGAATGATAAAGCAGATGAAATACAAGCTGAGGTAGATAAACTACAAACTAATCTTGATATATTAAAAGCAAATATGCCTATCAAGGTATTTGATGCTGCACAAGACGCTGCTACTGGACAGCTTGATCAATTAGCGACAGTTGCTAAAACTCAAAAAGACCGGGCAGAGGCAGCATCTAAAACAACTCCAACTAACAAAGCTAAAGCTTTTAATAGTGCTTATCAAAAAGCTATAAATACAGCATTAACAAAACATGGTTATGTTCTTGATGAAAAAGGTGGACTTGCTGTTGCGGCTGGTGGTAAACAATTACAAAAAGGATCTGCTGCATATAATGCCATGTTGAGTGATTATAAAAAAGCTGCTACTACATTTTTAAATTTATATAAGAAAGATCCAAGTTTTGCAGGACAAGCTCAAGCATTGTTAGGATCAATAGAATCTGTCTTAGAACAGGGAACACCAAAACCAAAACAACCAGTCTCAATAGCTAAATTAAAACAAGATTCTCAATTTCAAGCAGGTCTAGCAAGAATAAGAACATTTAAAGGAAACCAAAGAAAAGAAGCTATAAAAGACTTAGCTGGAGTATATAATTTAAAACCAGTAGATATTATAAAATTATTAAAGTAGTAAAACTATGGTTACAAATATAGATGATTTTTTTAAAAAGTATGGAGCATCTCCAACTCAAACTGTTTCAGAAGATACATCTGAATCTAAAGTAAAATCAATAGATGATTTTTTAAAAAAGTATACACCTACTTCTGATGCTATTATTCCTGTTCCGCAAAATGTTCTTGATCCTAAAGATATTGAAAAAACTTTAGATCAACAACTAAGAGAACAGCGAGAAGCAAAAGCTAAACAGTTAGCTGCTGAAGAAGAAGCTATGCAAAGAGGAGCTACATTAGAAGAAGCTCGTCTAGTTGGACAACAGCAAGTACCAGAAGCAGCCTCACTAACTAGAGAGCTAGAAGAAACTTATAAAAAAGTAGAAGATCCTGAAGAAACATTTGCAAAAGAAACTGACATACCTACGTTACAATTAGAAAAGCAAGAACGTGGTAGAAGACTATTAACTGAACTAACCACTGATCCTATAAAAGCTGCTACTAATGTAGTAGGCACAACTGCTGATGCTGTAAATGCATTAACAGCAGGAAACATTGTTTTTGATAGTATTAGAAATTTAGGAAAGCAAGGCGATGTTCTTGTAAGTGATCTTTTAAAAGATTTAAAAAATAAATTTCCAACACAGTCAGAAGCTATAGAAGAAGCTATTCAAAAATATAAAGATAAAAAATTACCTGCAACTTCTTGGGAAAAAGCGGTAACAGAAATTGTTCCTGCTTTAATTGGTGGTACTGCTGGATTTAAAATTGCTGACAAACTATTACAACCTGTAGAAAAAACTAAAGTTTTATCAAAAGGTATGCGATCAGCTAAAGTAATAGCTGGTGGAGGAACTGGTGCTGTAGTTGCTGATGTCTTAACAAGAGACGATGATGAGTTAATTTTAAAAGATATAATTGCAGAGCTACCTCAAGTTGCTAAAGCAGTTGAGACTGGTGATCTTACTGACTTTAATATATTTGAAAAAGGTGTATTAAAATATTTAAACATTGTTGAAAAATTTACACCAAAAGAAGTAGTTGATTATTATAAAGAGTTGTCTATAAATCCTGATGATCCTGATTTATTAAAACGTGGTAAGCAAATAGTTGATGCTTTAGGTGGTGCTGTTGTAAGTGGTCCTATCAATGCGGCTTTTATTTTAGGGTCTATTTTAAAAGCTAGTGTAAGTAAAGGATTAGCTAAAGTACGAGGAAAAAGAAAAGCAATTCAAGAAGGAGAAGTTACAAAAGAAACACCTGCAAGTGAAAATGCTGCGGTTATCTCTACTGAAGTTATTGAAGAAGTTCCTGACGCTGGTCTACAAAGAATGTTAAACAGAATTGACATCAATAAAAAAGGTGACGATGCTATTGTAACAAAAATTTTACAGAAAGAAGATGAAGTAGTACCTACTGAAACAGGAGCAGTAAACAAAAGATTACCAGTAGATGAATCACCACGAGTAGGACTTGAAAGGGCTGTAAAAGCAGATGAGATTGAATCTGAATATTCTCAAAGAAGTGTTGTCAAAGAAATTATTGGTAAAGTAAATACTTCTCTTGGTAAACATTTATCAACAGATTTACCAAAAGAAATTAAAGCTTACTTTAATAAATATAAACAAACTCAAAAAGGTAGAGATACTCGTGCTACTGCATTTAAAAAGAAATCTAGAGATTTAATAAATAAAGTAAAAGTTGAATCTAAAAAAGAAAATGTTGATAAAGACGATCTTCTTGCAGATATAAATTATTATGGACAAGCCTCTTTACTACCTAGAACTTATGATGAAAAAAGTTTTTTAGAATTTCTTGACACACCTCTTGGTAAAGCAGCTTTTAATAAAGTATCTCAAAATCTAAGTTCAGATTATACTTTACCTTCTTTACATAGAACTATGCTAGACGAAGTTGATAATTCAGCAGCTAAATTACCTGCTACAATAGTAGATGACATAGATGAAATGAATAGTCTTGTATTTGCAAATGAAAAGAATATTAATGATCAATTAGGTTTGAGTGGTAAGGGACAACTAGGTTTTGGTTTTAAACAAGATGGTGAAATATATTTAACACGATCTTTCCTTGCTGTTGATAACCCAAAATATTTAAAAGAAATTCAAAAATACTTAAAAGGAGATGAAGTCACTACTGAAACAAGAGTGGCTGTAGATAATTCAAGACAAGACTTTTCTCAGTCTATATTTAAAAGACGTTATGAAAATTTAGATAGCGATCAGAAAGCTCAGATAGATGGAATAGTAAGAGATGCTATTGCTCATCTTAATAGAAAAAGAACAGGTGATTTTTCAGTGTCTGAACTATTTGATACTATAGGTAACACTAAAGGAATAGCAGGTCTTGGTGAAAAAGTTTTACGTGGTAGAAAAGATTTATCTCCTGCTTTAAGAAATTTATTTAAAGAAGATATTAACTATTTATCTAGATTAGAAACATCTTTAGTAAATCAAAGCAGAGTTATGGGAGCTTTAGATTTAGTTTCAGATTTAAAAACTTTTACTAAAAATAATTTAGATAAAGAATTTAATATGGGAGGTCTATTTGAATCTTTATTAAATAGAAACTTTGCAAGACAAGCTCGTATTACAAAAGGTGGATCTAGAGAAGAAAGAGATAGATTACAAACATTTGCTTCTTATAATGATATTAAAGGAATGCCTAATGCTTTTAAACAAATTGAAAAGAGAGTACTAGGTTCTTTAGGTGGACAAAATCGTGTTAGTGAATTAGATAAATTAGCTATGTCTAAAGAATTTGGAGATTCTATTATTAATGCTTTAGATTCTCAAGCATTTAATACTAGCAACTATTTATTTGAAATGTTTAGAAAGTTGACTGGTATAGGGCAAATGAGTCAAACTGTTTTAGATCATGGTGCTTATCTAATTAATACATTAGGGGGTATACAAAGTATGGTTGCAAATGCATACGTATTTGAACCTGCTATGTATAAAGCAGCGATTGGTTCTACAGTAAGATTATTTCAAGGTTTAAAAAATAGAGATAGTAAAACTTTAAATTACTTTGCTAAGTTAAGAGAGCAGGGTGTATTAGATACAGATCCTATAGCTGAAAACACAATGGATCTTGTAAGACTAAGCGAAGATCCTAGAAAATTAGGAACGATGGCAGATAGAGCGGCTGTAAGAATAAATAAAGGTTCTCAAACTTTAGGAGAAGCTTATGGTTCTATTGATAATTATTTTAAAACTTTAGCACATCAATCTGAAATGGCAAGAACTAAAAGAGCTTATCCTTTTAAATATGTAAAACAACAAGAGGATTATAAAAATCTTTCTGCATCTGAAGCAAGAAAAAAATATAATGATTTTGTTTTTAAAAATGCTTCAGATGAAGTAAAAGCTAAAATGTATAACTATGGTGAAGTAGGCCAAACAGTTAAAGGTATTTCAAGAACTCCATTTATAGGAAACTTTGTTTTATTTCCAGCAGAAACAATACGTGTTTATCCTAATATGGCTAGAATATATTCTAAGAATATGTTGCAAGGTATGGGTATAATTCCAGATCAGTTTGGTAATAGAAGAGTTAATCCTTATTTAGCAGCTACAGGTTTAGTTGGAATTGGATCATTACTAGGAAGTACAAAAGGTATAGATGTAGCAATAGATTATAAAAATAGTAAATTAGAAAATGACTTTGGAGAAACTGTAGGTGTTCCAAAAGAAAATACAAGAGCTTTAGATTTAGCTGGTAGAGGATTTAATTCTGATTATAAACGAATACATATGCAAGCTCCACAACAGCAAGCTGATGGTCGTATTATTGGTAAATATATAGCAAGTACTTTGTTTGATCAACCAACCCTTGTTAAAAATCTTATAAAAGAAATTACTGCATTAGCTTTAGATGGTAAAGAAATGCCAGACGTAGAACTATCTACTAAATTACAATCTATTTGGAATAGTGGGCCATCACAATTTACTTCTCCTACATTTCTTACAGGTGCTATAATACAATCAGTATTTGATAAAAATTTAAATGGTGA